ATCTAATACTGATTGTTGTAATGCAGCAGCTTTTTTAGGATCATTCGATACTTGAGGATAAGAAGCAAGATACGTACCTGACCAAGCTGCACGTTTATTTAATTCAGAATCTGATAAAGATTTCCTAGCCTCTACTTCCGCTCTTAATCCTTCTGCCTGTCTGTATTTATCCATAGTATCAGCTTGTTGTTGATAAATAGCATTTCGTTGTGCTTCCATAGCTAATTGATTCTTTTGCATAGCCATTTCAGCTTGTGTTCGCATTCCTGTTGCTTGTAATGTAGTAGCATTATTAGCAGCATTTATATCTTGTGCTGACTGTAATTGATTTGCTTGTAATCCTGCTTGTTGAGCATAATCACTATTCTTTTGCATTCCACCAGCAACACCAGACATTAATGCACCTGCCTGTACTCCATGAAGAGGTAAATTTAATGATGGAGTACCACGACCAGCTAACGCTGCTAAGCCACCTATATCTAAACGATTGACATCAATTGCCATTAGAATTGACCTCCTTTAAGAAACGAACTTCCAGCAAGTTGTCCTAGTCCACTAAATAAAGAATTCTGAGATTGCGCTTTACTAGCAGCATTATTAGCGTCAATCTGTGTCTGTAAACCAGCAGCATTAAATAGATTATTAGATTGTGCGGCACCAGTATTAAGATAAGCACTAGCTCCTAAAGAACCTTGATTAGCTAAGAGACTAGATATATTGCTACCTGTACCTAATTGAGCATTAGCTCCTTGAGTACTAATACCAGCTTGATTTTGGCCTGTTGTCAATGCATTTTGAGATCCTGTATTAGCTACACCCATGTTAACAAGACCTTGTAATCTATCTTGGTAATTACCGAATGTTTGTTGTTGTTGACCCAGCCATCTTTGATAATTTTGATCTGCTGTTCCTTGTGCATAATTAATAAGACCTTGTGCATTAGCACCAGATTCTAATAATCCTTTGCCCGCCATTCCTCTCTGCCATTGCTGCATTCCTTGATCCATTGCAAATTGATATCCTGGATCTTGTCTAAATCTTTGTGTAGGATCTATATTATTATTATTAGCACCAAACAGTAATTGATATTGAGGCAATTGAAAGAAATTACCTAATACAGACTGAGGATCAGCGACCATAGTATCTAATGCAGGTGTATCACCTCCATTAGCTAGAGCTTGCTGATAATAAGATATTGGATTTTGACCTGACTGCATTAGTAACCTACCTTTTGCATTGTTGGAGCATTAAATAAACCGGCGCTTGCTGCATTGGCAATATTCTGTTGAGTAGGAGTATATGTACCACTCAAGTATTGATTCAATGAATTATAATTCTGTTGTTGTTGACCAAATAGACTCTGTGCTTGAGGCATATATTGTTGAGCGGCTCCCATTGCACCTGCATGTTGAAATTGAGCATTACCAAACATATCAGCATAATCCCCATAATAAGAGGCGCCAGTATGAGGAACGCGAGCATCCCCATTATCATAAGTAGCGCTTCCTACATCTGGAGCTATTCCACCGGCCGTTAAGTACCCTAGTGTATGATCGCCCCGTGTAATTCCTGTTGCTCCATACCCAGTATAAGCTAGGGTTGGCGTTGGGTTTTGTCCAAAGAGTGTTTTTGATGTATGTTTCTGTAAATAACTATCAATTTGATCGTCTGTCATATTCTTAGATAATAAATCTAAAGTAGGTGCATTACCTAATTGAGACATATCCGTATTACTACCATAATCATATAATTGATTTAATTGACTCTGTCCGGATTGTAAATCCCTATATTTACCTTGAGTTACTGCTTGATCATTAAGAGCTTGAGCTACAGCAGCATTCCCTATAGTGGGACGTTTCATTCCGAGAGTATCTTCATAGGAATCTAATGCATTATAACCAGCTACTCTATAAGGTTGTTGTAGTCCTTGACTTTGATTAAAACTGTCAGTCAATTGATTACCAGCCTTAGTTAGAGCATTCATAGCCTGTTGTAGATACTGAGTCTGAGCATCTGTAGCTTGACTTGTGTAGTTTTGACTATAATCTAAAGCATTACCTAGTGACTTATCAAGAATACTGTTCATTTCCCCAATAGGGATGTTGGTATTGACTTGATTATCAGTACTACCTTGACCCAAAGCACCCGCAACACTCAAACCTGCACTTATTAAACTACCTGCACTTCCGCCCATTAGATTTCCCCATACATAATTAAATCACCAGAATCAAAACCACCTGGTATAGTTGCTATTTGTTTAAATCCTGCTCGTTCTGTTGCTTTCTGCGATGCTATATTATTCTTATTGACTGTAGATATAAATCTATATGATTTTACTTTCTTTATTATTTGAATTGCTTCTTTGAGCATTTCAGATGATCGTTTATTCCTAAATTTTCTAAATAAACCTGCATTGACTATTACTGTATTACTTGTGAGTTCTTTAAGGAAAAATATACCTACAGGTTCTTCATTTTCTTCTACTTCGAACCAAGCAACAGTCCCCATATCTATGGTATGTCTATCTATATCAAACCCTTCTAATAAATCTTTATATAACATATCTACTCTTAATAGATTACGAACTTGTTCAGGATATTGTAATTTTATTAAAGTAATCATGAAGTATATATATCCTTTAAATATGCTTGTAATTCAGATTCTGTTCCAGTAAACGTACCTAATATTTCTGGATTATGTGGTAATCCATATTGCCAAGTTTGAATTACTGTACCGTTTACAGAATCGAAAATAGTACAAACTAATAAGTATTCAATTATCATATCAACCTATCTTTATAGCTATTAAATTACCACAAGCCTTAAGTGCTACTGTAAAACCTGCGTTTACTACTAAATAAGCAGTTGCTGTTGTTGGAACAACTATTATTTGTGTAGGAACGGTAAATCCATCATTATTAGCTGTAGCTATGCCTGTAGTTTGAGTATATAAAGATTGATCTACAGATCCAGCAGTAGTTGTTGTAATCCAACCTTCAGCATAACTAGAAGTCCCTGTATTACCTATGAATGTCAAATTACCTTGTACCATCCATGTTCCAGCAGTAAGTGGTATATTTGTTATATTTGTATTAGTAATATTTGTTAGACTAACAGCGCTCCCTGATGTAATATTTGATTGGACGGTAGTAATACTAGCAGCCGAACCATTAGCAGCAGCAGTCACTAATCCTTTTGCATTTACAGTAATATCAGCATTAGTAAAAGAACCTACATTACTATTAACAGTCGCTAATGTAGTAGCATTACCACTCGATGTAACATCTCCGGTAAGATTTGCATTAGTTGTTACTGTTGCTGCGTTACCTGATATATTAGTCTGATCTCCTGTGTTAGTCCCAGAGAGAGCTAATAAGGCTGTAGCATTACCTGCACTTAGTGCAGATAAATCCCTTCCGTTGACTTTAACTACAGATGGATTAGGATAAGTCCCACTTAAATCTCCTCCAGCACTACCACTAGGTGTAGAGGTTACTGTGGCGTTGGATGCTGCTGTTATTCTACCTTTACTATCGACAGTAAATAAAGGTTGTCCATTAACAGTATAAGCATTTGCTGTGACTGTCGTGTTAGCTAAAGTAGTAACAAAAGAACCTACTCCAGACCCTGTTATATCTCCTGTGAGAGTAATTGTCTGATCACCAGTATTAGAACCACTTACTGATGATCCTGTGCTTATAGTAGCACCTGTGATCTGAGTATTAGCTATACTAAGAGCAGATTGAACTACATCTAATGATGTATTGCCACTAATACCTGTAGGATTAGTTATAGATAATCTAGCTGATCCTTGGAATGCCCTAGCATTCACACTAGTACCATCAAAACTTAAATAACCATCCCCATTTACACCAGTAATAGCACTGGTAGAAAAATTAAATAAGAATCTATACCATACTGGATTTACTTGTCCATCCTTGTCTGTAAATAATAAAGATTGAGGAGGTATTTGTTTAGAGATACTAGGCATTATTCACCTGATCCAGTCACACCGTGTGCTATAGCACTTTGTATCGTTATATCTATAGGATCAGTAGTAGATAATTCCAAGACCCATCCAATTCTAGAAGTCCCTAGTTTATTAATTCTTGCTCTATATGAATAATTACCTAATGCACCTAATAAAATATTTCGAGGCTCACTGTAAGTCAATCCACCATCTTTAGAGGTTCTCAGCATCATTATTGGATTAGAACCTTGTCCATCTATAGTAGCTGCTTTTCCACAATCAGCTATAATTTCTAAGTCGCTCGCTTCTATAGGAGTTCTTTCAGCTTCAAATTTTATACTACGTCTTAAACGTCTAATCATATTACTGTCTTCTGTATTTATTGTAAAATCTTCTTTGAATATCTTACCAGAATATCTATCCGCAAATAAATTTAATCCTTCAAAATTAACACAAGACTTACCTCTAAAAGAACTAAATTTCTGTTCGCCGTCTATATCTTGAAATGGTTTAATACTTTGTCTTTCATGCCACATTTTAGTAGTCCAGTCATAGACTAGTGTGGTATTCAATCCAGGTATAGTTAAGTAAATCCAAATATGACCATCTTTAGTTCTCTGTATAAAGGATTGACTTTTATTTAATTCTATTCCTTGATTTAATTTCCATGATGTAGAGAATTCTGATATCTGTGTTATTGTATAATTACCATCAACGAAATAAAAGCCTACTTGACCTTCGTCACTAGATCCAAGAAAGAATTGACCATCATTGAATGTCACTAATGTATCTGGAGCTAGTATACCTATTAATTGAGATGATTTAGGCATACGTTGAAACGGAGTTACATTATCATTTATGTAAGGTTCCATTGTTTCATTACTAAAGAAATATACATCATCTCTGAATGTACTTACCGCCTTGACCCCAGCAGTTCGAAATGTCAATGCAATGGAATTACCACCAGTAGATGGCCATGTAATAAAATCCTCTAGATTACTATAATAAGCAAAACCTTGAACTATTACAAATAAGTATCCATCCATATAAGATGCATACTCACAACCTGGATAAAATGGATCTGTTATTTGAACTAATGTATTAGCTGTAAGATCATAAACATAACCACATTCAGGGTGACCTAGAAATACTTGGCCATTGCCGTTTGCTAGCATGTAGACTCTACTAGAACCTACAGACAGGTTACTAAGTGTGCCTAGAGTTGAATAGGAACCATTAGAAAACACTTCATATAGAATATTATCAACTAACGCTAAACATCTTTTTGTTATTTTCCCTCGGATTACTTTAAACGCTCTGTGGTATCTACCTGGAAGAGTGATAAAAGCAGACAAACCTGGAGTTGGGAATAATGATATAGGTACAGTATCTTTTTCAGATTGAGTTGTAGCTACTGGATACCAGTTTATAGAGCGCTGTGCATTAAGATCTAAGTACTTATGATCATACGATCCACCAGTAATATCTATCTTCATTAATAAGCATCTCTATCAAGACTTATTGTAAGTGTTTCATCATCACTACTGAACATCTTAGCTTTCTCTAGATGCATTTTAGCTTTTTGTTCAAACATAGGTAACTCTGTCAATTTCTTATATGCATATAGCAGTTCAACGATTAGATTATAAAGAATAGTCAATGTCCATTCAGAGGGAAAATCAAATAAATCAGTAGTACTCACCATATCTTCAAAAGCATCTTGATATGTGAATTTAATTATTCTTTTTACACTATCTGGAGTAGGAAATAAATATAACTGACCAGTACTTAATTGACGATCATAGTAGAAATTATTAGGTCTTCCTAACTGTGTTTTTACTGGAGTGTCAAAGTATTCATCAAAACTAATCTTTCCCATCTGAGATTCAGAGTTATTTGCTAAATCAAATACTGTAGCTCTAATGATTTTAAGAGGTTTGTTAATTTTAGTTGTGTAAGTAATTACTGTAATACCACTAGTAGCTTGTGTTGCTATAGCAGGAGTAAAAGTAACTACTTTAGTTCCTGTATTAATAGCTGAAATTGTTCCCCATGATCTAGTCCCTGCATCTAATTCAATACCGATATAATCACTGACAGACATACCAGTTACAGAAGTAAGAGTAATTGTAGTAGCTGATGCTGAACTTGTTGCAGATGATGTTGTGGATATATAGGAATTAGTGCAATTACCAGTTGTCGAATTTAGGTTATATAAATTAGTATTATAGTCAGGAAAGAGAATAGCTTGTTTTCTTTTCCACATACATATACCCTCGCCTTCCCAGTCTTTAATCATAGCATTAAGTATGTCTATCGCTAAAGAGAGATCATCTGACGCTACTGCTCCATTAATCATAGATAGACCAGCTATACTAAAAGCTCTGGATATCATTTGATCTCTATTTAGAGCAAAACTATAAGAACCGCTTAATGACATTCTATTCGCCTGTAAATGGATTTCGTGTGTTTATATCTATTGTTGGTGTTAATTGAGTAGTATCTGTCAAGTTAACTCTGGCTACTGGAATACTGTCTTCAGGAAGTATCTTATAAGGAACAAAGCCATAATGAACTTTGTCATTACAATTAGGACAAACTATTGCCCCACCCTTACCTGTTTCTTTTACTAATCTATGTGACTCTGATGCCCAGCATTTCATAGCACAAGTATCACAGTTAATGACATAATCACCAACTTTTATCTTGTTTTTATAATGATTTTTATTCATATTATGCGTTAGGTCTGACTACTATTACTAATTCAATCTTATCACCCGAAGCTAATCCAGTAGTTGTGATCGCAATATCACCAGTAATACCCGCTCCACCTGTATCTTTTAACCCGCCTATTTCTTTAAAGTTAGAGTCTAATGTATTCATTACTGGTAAAGTCAATGCTAATACGGGTGTAGACGCATCAAAATTTAACCAGACTCTAGCTGTACTAGCCGCACTTACTACTGAATGAATACTTTCTATGACGCAAGAAAGAGGGTCTGTAATAGCTAATGCTGTTGCATGAACTGAAGAATCATATACTACTGTAGCTGTCTCATTAGTACCATCACTAGATAGTGTCCAATGCAATGCTATACTGTGTACAGATCTATTTAGTACACTACTTTTAATTGTATTTGCCATTTTACCTTCCATTCGCTGTTCGCGAACTGCGAACGATTAGATTAAGAGTGCAAAATAACCCTCTAAGGGGTATAATCTGCACTTGTATTATAATTAGTGCTGGACTTTTACATCTTCCAGCAAGATGTTTTCATTATGCGCCGTAAGAACCTGAAGTAATTGCAGCAGATGCTTTAATACCCGTAGGTAATACTAAAATTAAATTACCTGTAGTCTTACCTGTATCTGTCAGACTTAATACACAAGCACCAGAGGCACTGGATAGTGCGGCAATACCATTTGTAATAGTAGCATTTCCTGTAGGATCTGTGACGCCTCCAGAAGTGACTGCGTACCCTGTTGAAGCTGCAGCAGCTAGTGTTAAACCAGAACTAGTTGTCGCCATATAGACTTTAAAAGGATGTACACGGGTAAGTGTGTTACCACCACCATCTTTTAATGTTACTGTAATAGTAGAGACATTAGAAGCGCCTGCAGCTGCTGTGATTGTACATGACGCTGGATCTACTTGAGCTACAGGTGTAGCGCCTGTCCTAAGTAATTTAATACCTAGATTATCTACGTTCTTTGATGCATCTACAACAACACCACTTGATGCAGCGACTGTACCTGGCGTCACTGAATGTAATACATCTATTTCGGCTGCTGTAGCTGTGATTGCTGCTGCATCCGAACCAGTCAGTACGTTATCTGTAGTACCTGAAATAAAACCATTTGCCGAATACATCGGGCCTTTAACATGAGTTGACATAATATTTTCCTCTTCTGAGTCTAATTGTCATTCCCCAATCACCATGATTGAGATATAAATATGGAGCTAGCACTAGGACTTGAACCTAGAACCTTTAGTTTACAAAACTACTACTCTGCCATTGAGTTATGCTAGCAAATGGTGGGTTTAAGACCCACCGAACTCTAGAATATTCTAGTATGTACCTAAGATAGCTCTCCAATCACCTACAGTGAACGCAAGACGTTCAGCAGCAGTCAATATGGTATCAAAGGTATAAGGATCTTGACTTGATTCAGTAAAGATACCTTCACGACGGACTGTCATCAACCCATCATCAGCATCAGTGCTTATAAAATAAGCAGATGTTGAAGATAGACGTTTCCATACTACTAAATCAGAAATAGTACCATCATAATTCACAGCACTAATTGATCTATCAGCAGTATTGTAACGATCTGGTGAGGATACGATACGACGGGCTTCAAACTTCAATGCAGGTGGTACAATTAGCTTCTTAGTAACATATTGAGAAACTAAACCATCATCATTTAAGATACCATCAGCTAAAATACTTAATTGCTCAACACCGTCTTCAGAAAGATCGACGTGAACGCTTAATGTATTAGAACTAGTAGCACCAGTTTGAAGCGGATGAGCAGTACTTAAAAGAACTACACCATCACCAAAAGTATAACCACTGGTTGTAGCATTATTCAAAATAGCTGCTTGTTGGATATCTCTATTATGAGCTAACGCCTTTAATTGCTCTTTAGCGATCTTAGGAAGCATGTCTTCATAGAGGTTATCTTTAATCGCATTACGAGTAATACGACCAGCTTTTTGATAAGTACGAATTGGCACTTGGAATACCCAGTGTTGGTCAATACTATCAAAAGAGACAGCCTCACCTTCACCTAATTCCGTTGCAATACCCATACCCGCCATTTGCATAAATTCATAGAATGCCTTTTCTGTTTTCACTTCTTCAAACAGAGAGTCACCTACACCCTTGTAATCTTTGCCCATTTGGTCTAGAATTTCATCTAGCCCATATTGCAACATACGTGGTAAACTACCACGTGTAATTCTACCGTTATTTGCCATTATTCATATTCTCCTATGCGCCAGCTACTTGGTTACTTACGCGGCAGTTATTTAAACGAACAATAACATCTGCTTGAGTACCGATAGCATTAGAAACAGAAGGAAGGAAATTCACAATCTGACAATCTAACGTGTTAGTTGTTGCCTTAGTAGAAGTGTCTAATTGAACACCAGACATACCTGTGATGACATCACAACTAGCAGTCACGATGAAACTAGCATTTAAGCCAATATCAGTGACAGCTAATGCACCACCAACAGCATCTTCTTGTATTACATACTCATCTAATGGATGTGCGATACGAACTAAGACTAACATTGCCGTCGAAGCGGGTCTGTGAGTTTGATTTAGATTCATATTACCAGCAACCATATGATTGAGTACACCTTCTACTACCCCGTATATAACATCCCCTACAGCTGCCATGATGACTGTAGGATAATTAGAGCTACCAGCTCCAGCTATCGTTCCAGCACTACCAGCTGTCTTGACGGGATCGCCTTTACCTACACGGGTGCCATCGCCAGATGCAATTAAGCATGTGACTAGATCACCAGGAGCAAAAGCTTTATGTAACTTAAAACCGTAAGCCATTTATTTACCTATTAAAGTTTAACATCTTCCTCAGTACTGACAATTTCTGTCATACCATCGGCATGTTTAATTTTTCGTTCCTTTCGCTTAGCAGAAGCCATATAGGATTCTCTATCTTTTTTGCTTCGTTCAAGGTCTAATTGTTTTTTCTTGTCTTTAGGAATTTTCATAAGTATTGCATTATGATTACCTTTCATCTTCTTTTGTACTAATGTCGGTACTCTTGATGCATCAGCAGCAGGTACGTTCTTTCGATCATCAGTATCAGTATCAGTTGAATACACAGGTTCCCAACCTTCCTCAATCGCGTTGTCTATACGATCCGGATCATGCTCGAATGTGTCGATCATGTAGCAGTATTCATAGTTCTTATCAGCAGTCAAGTTCGAAATAGATTTTGTCTTTAATTTACTACGGAACTTTTCTCGTATTGATTCTTTCTTAATTTTATCACTCATTCTATAATTCCCCTTCAGCTTTTAATTTATTTACAAAATTCTTAACACTTGCTTTGTAACCTTTCTTTTCTAGCATTCGTTTAGTTGCACGAAATACATTCTTATGCTCATCACTTAAAGATTTAAATATCTTATCATCGTCTAAATCAGCGCTTAGTGTAGATCCACCTGTCTTAGAAGATGTTATAGGAGATCTTTGACGTTCTGTAGCGCCTGCAATATCAGGAAATTCAATCCTCATAGCAGCTTCAATATCAAGACCTAGTTGATCAAAGGATAAATGTCTACCTGTCTTTAAAGCCACATCTCTAATCTGTCTATCTAATTCCATTGCTCTAGACATCATTTCTGGATGTGATTCATTGAACCAATGTTTATTTCTTTCTTGAAATGTATTTAATGCATTCTTTTGTTCTTCTAATGCTTTTGTCTCAAGTTCTCTAGCAGATTGATAATCATAGCGAGTTTTTTCTTTAGTGAGTTCTTCCACTGCTTGGATATCACCTTGTTGTCGAGCTTGAGTTAATTGAGATTCTAATTCTTGTTTAGCTCTCTGTCTAGCCCGTTCTTCAACTCTTTCTTGATAAGAAATAACAGACTCAATCTGTTTATCTCTTTCATCTAATTTCTTCTTAAGTCCTTTGATTACATCACCTACTTCTCCCCAAGCTTTGCCATACTTGACGAACTCTTCTGGTGACTTATAGCCTTCTTCACTACCATGTTTAGCAATATAGGCTTCTTTGCTAAGATGACCTGTAGCTTTGGCTTCTTTTTCAACTGGATCTATAGTATCTTCTTGTTTTTCTTCTATGATCTCGTCAACTATTTCTAACTGTTCTTCTTGATTCTCATTTTCATCTAACATTAGTTACCTCTTCTTTAGGTTGTATTTCTTTTGCTTCAAACTCTTCTTTTTTCATCCATCCTTTAATATCTTCATCACTAAGCATGTGATATAATCCTTTAGGATCTAGTGCAGACGTAGAGTTCTCTATGAACCATACAATATCACCTACTCCTGGATATTCTTTTCTATCTGATCCCAATCTACTTGTAAAAGCTTCACCAAATGTATCATCAGATTTCTCTAATATACGTCCTTTATCATAAGGAACTCGGACTTTAGTCTTATCTTCTACTCTGAACTGTCCTGCTTTATCATAACCACCTTTTTCTACGGTGAATCCTGATTTAGCTAGACCTTCATACTTCTTAACGTCATTAAGAGCATTAAGATGCTCGTCAACATCACCTTTTACTATTTCAATCACCAGGCGACCTAAAAATGGTCTCGGATAACTCCTCTTCATCGTCATTTCTTACCTCTTCTTTAGTAATAATACGTTGTATGAATTTTAAACCTTCTAAATAACCTATATTATGACAATATTCTTTTTCTAAAGCAGGACTCGCCATAAGCATCCCACTTAGTAATTCTTCTTGCTTAGTCTTAGCTTCCTGAGCCAGTTCCTTTAGAACTTGCTTGGTCTCGCTTCTGTTGAGCCATAACGTGTACTCTTTCACGATCAGTCTCCGCTTGATATTGTTGTATACCTAATTGTTTATGTTGGATAGAAGTTGTAGCAACATCTTTTGCAGCATCCGCTGTCATCTTTTGCTGCTTAGCTACAGACTCATGCACCTTAATCTGAGTGTTCATCTGCTTATCTTGTGCTTTGAGTTGCTCTATTTCTAATGCTTTAGCGGATAATTGCAGTTCCATTTGTTTAATTTGAGCGTGCATCTGATCTGATTGTGCTTTTTGTTGTATAGCAATCATCTTAGGATCAGGTTGTTGAGGTTGTGGTTGAGTTATTAGATTCTGAGCATTAGGAATCTGCATACCTTTGAACATTTCTAATAACATTGCTTGCATATTTAATGCTCCAGCAGCTTGTGTATTCATTAAATCGCCCATGAACTTAATCTTGGCATATTTATGAGCTTCACTGCTCTGTGTTGGATCAGCTACAGGACAGATATCCATCATTTGTTCATTAAAATCATCTTTTGTTACTTGTATTTGTTGTTTTTGGAATAAAGCGTATTTCTGCCCGTCTAAATACTTAGCATGTAAATGAAATCGCATCTTAAATGCTTTTTTATTAGATATATATAATTTCTGTACTACTGGTTTAAATGCTCTTGTACCTTGTTCTACCATTGCTAACATAGTTGTGGCTGGAGTATTTTGTCCTTCAACATCACCAGTAAGTGTATCTGTAATAAAACCAGTTTCTTTACCACCTTGAATCAAGACTTGTAATAAAGCTAATAAAACTTGAGAAGGTTCTTTAAAGGGTAGAGGTATAATATGGCTAGAGGGATTCTGTACATTAGGATTAATTTCTAATACTTGAAATTGTCCCATCTTGAATTTAAGATTCTTTTCTTGTGTCTTAAATGCCGATGTAATAAAACCAGCTTGTGTATTTGCTAATGTACCACTATCTAATAACTGCCTTACAACAGACGTCAAAGCTTTATTTTGATGTAATAATAAGTAATTCAATCCTAGACTATAGAATTTACCTTCTGGATCATCAATACAATGATAATCAACAATATCTATTCTAGGTCTGATTGTAAGGATCTGCCCTGTCTTAGAATTCACTTCGATATCTTTCATTTCAAATGCTGGATAGATACCTAAGACTTTTTGAGATGATTTCAATACATAGACTTTATAAGGTTCAGCATAATTATCATCATCTAAATCACGATAAGTAAATTGGCATAAGACTTCAAATAATGGGTTAGTTTCTCTACTATCTTCATTTTCTACTTGGTCATCTGTTTTAAAATCTTCATCTTCTAATTTACAGAATTCTCCGGATCTAGATAGTGAGATAATCTCATTCTTAGTCATTTTATGACGAATAGTGATACGTCGAGCATCTTCTAATGAAGAAAGATTATGATTTATTATAACATCTTCAGGAGATATTAACTCATCACATATACGTTTACTAATTGGATCATTATAGATCTGTTTAAAACCTGTTCCCCAACCTGCTACTATATGACATAATTTATGCATATCTTTAAGCCATGTATCAGATTCAACTAATAACTCATACGACATGAATTGGGTAACGCGACTAGCTTTTTCTTCTAGTGAACCGTCTGGGTCTAATCCTAGAGCTTTTACTTCACATACTAAATCATTCTGAACTAAATGAGTAATCAATCTAGACGCCATTTGAATCACAGCAGGTGCTAATAATGGATATATAATTTTAGCTGCTTTAGGGAAAGGAAAATCTTTTCTTCCATCATCCTCATCAGACTCACAGTGTTTAATGATAGCTACTGCTTTACGATTAGAATCTAACCAATCTGCACGACTATCTTCATCAATTTTATAACCTATAATTACATCCTCACCTAGATTTTTTAGACAGTCTTCATCTAAAAAATCACTTACATTAGGTGCATTAAGGTATTTTAATAATTTATCTATTGCTGGCATTAGTATCCTGTTAGATCATCTCTGAAACTATCAGAGCGATAATCGTCATAAACATCTTTATTAGGTCTATGTATTTGTTCATATGACTTAGCAACGTAATCAAATATTGTCACTAAATATTTTAAAGCATCTAAAGCATGGTCATCTTGATTCCTAGCTGGTTTATTCGGATCATTAAGATCATATCTATAACCTAGGAATTCACGGATTAAATTCTCACATGTATTAAAGAATTTAAGTTGTCCTGATTCTAACATATTCAGGATTTTACCTATTCCTGATTGAATTCCATTCTCACCTTCTATAAGATCTAATCCTAGATTTCTATAATCATCAATAAGCATTGAGCCATCTTGATTACTACGTCCACCACCAGAAGGATCTGCTATACCAGGTATCCATTTACCCTTAGATAATATATTCTGAGCATGGACATAAGGAGCCACTTTACCTCTATAATATTCGGAATAGATGTAAATTATACCAGTAGACGGATCTTTAGCACCCCATATAGCAGCAGTTGTATTCCAACCAAAGTCCAAACCATATGCCCTTGGCCAGTACTCTTGTATCTCTATAGGTTTGATTATTACTTGTTCACTGTCTACAGGGTATATGCGACCACTACCCATAGCAGCAACACCATTAGTACGTGCTGCTATCGAATTAGGATCTGTTAACTTCCATTCTTCTATCTGTGATTTCTTCCATTCCTCACTTAAATGTGGTATATCGTCCCAAGTAACAATGCAAGCAAACTTATTAGGGTTATTAGGATTAATACCATCTTTAGGTAATTGTCCACTAGGTAGAAAGCTTAAGTATACTGTCGAATACCCTAACAATGGCGTAAAAGTACAAAGAATACTGCCTTCTCTGCCCTTTGGCCCTCTGGTACGAGCTAAACACTCTGCATAGACCTTAGCATCATCTGGTTCTTCATCCATCCAGATCCATTGTCTTGTACTACCTTGAAACTCTTGCCATCCTTGCGCATATGTCTTAAATTCTATCTTTGAATAAGTCCCGTCAAACTTTCCATGCTTATCATAATGTCTTATTAGACACGAACCAATGCAATTAGCTGTCCCTGCCATTGCCCATGTATTTAATTTACCGTCTGCATCTAATAGATCTTCTTTAGGAATGATTCCTGTTCCTATATCTGAAAAACTACCGAACAATATTTCTTGAATGCTATCTCGTAATTGCTTATTCTCGCGAGCGCATATCCATCCATTAATCGCTTTTTTAAATCTTCGTCCAGTCCACCAAGTCGGATATTTCCCACTCGCATGATAATAACTTTCGCAACTACCCCATACAGATTTACCAGTACCGTTACCACCTATGAAAGCTCTTATAGGATGGTCTAATCCAGCTTCCATTAACTGCATATGTTTTATATATCTTTCTCGAGCAAATTCACCTAGATCTTGAAAATAAGTGTCTATCTTATGGTACTTAGTTTTTTCTTCGAGGGCTTTTAAAGCCTGTGCTATTTCTATTAATTGTTCTTTAGTCTTGTTTTGTAGATTCACAATCAATTACCTTAGTTGTGATATTACTTTCTAGGAGTCTGTCCTGTACGTATTCTAATAACTCATCTCTAGATTGATCTTTAAAGACATTCATATTATTTATATTAATTGTATTACCAGCAGATCCTTCTTTGCCCCACCCAAACTTATTATTGACAATAGCTATAAAATATTTAAATCCAGCATCATCACCTGCTTCTAATCTCTCTTGTGCTTTTCTTATATAAAATGCTTCACACTTAGGCATCCCAATCTCATGTGCTTCTGCAAACTCTGAGTAATGTCTTTTCCATTCATAAAAAGTAACTTTAGTAATACTCCATTTAGCATAAACCTGTACATCTAAATAACCTTGCTCCATTAAATTAACTAGTTCTACTGGGTGTACTTCTTTATCGTAAATCGGAGGTCTACCCATCTTAGGTGTACTCATTTCTAGAACGATCGTACTCTTTTCTGCTCTGTCTTTGATTTCTTTTAATAACTTCTTATTCATGTGATTTTCTAATCAGTAAATCATAGACCTTATCTACTGCTACTTTTACATCTATCATACTCTCTTTAATAGGTGTAATCTTATCATCAAGAGTTTGTCTGACTTCTTGTTCAGTTACTCTAGTTATGATTTGCTTTTCTAATTCATCTAATCTTTGCATAATCATAGACCTCACAAAATAGCTCAACCCACCGACTAAAGTAGAAGCGATAAATAAAATTACATAAATATTGTCCATCATGACTCACTTTAGGTTCGTTGTTCATATTATTTAGCTTTGGCTATATACATCCTAGTACGTTCACCGAATAAGTAAAAGACTGCCGCTGAAGCTAGGTTCATAATATCATCCGGAGACATCCCATTCTTAAATACGTATGTACCCCATATCCCTAAAATAACGGTTATTGCAAAAGGTCTTTGTAATGCTCTTATATTAACAACCCATTGACTAGCACCTGATGCATCATCTAATTTAGCTAATGCTTCTAATTGAGCTACATCGGCTTGTTTGAGTGTCAGCTCTTCTTGTGCATTAGAAGGTTTTGCACCTCCTGTATATTTATCTATTACTCTCGTAACCCCATAATTAAGAGTCGGGATTAAAGCTGCTAATAATGATAAAATAGGAAACATTATTTTGACCTCTGTTTGTATTGATCGGCAGTAAGATAAACATCATGCCCTGTCATAATCCTGACTGTCTCTTCCCCTGTCAAGATCTTAAAGGAAGCTAAAATCTTATTGACTAAAGCCATATGAGCATCTAATCCCGCTTGACAATGCTCAATATTAGATACTGTTCGATCTGTACCTGTCTGAGTTGAACAATCTGTTCCATACCCACTAGAAGTATGAAACATCATATAAGTAAAAGGCATCATTATAATTTCATCACCACTTGCTGATATATACGCGTGCCCTGAATATACAGGAGCCTCTACGATGGTAATAACATGAGCTTTTGATGCATGCATGTTATTGATTATATTTTCTACAGTCTCTACTTCTCCACCGAATCCGGCCATATGGAATATTACTGTATCATCCCATTTAGCTTCTTGAAGAGCTTTTATGATAGGTCTGACGGATTCATCATTACCTATCTCCGAATCCATACGTATATCTATTTGGTGGCCTATGAATTTATCTTTGATTGTAACTACTTGATGTTCTAATAATTGAGGAGGGACTTCTTCATGATGAATGAGATTCATCTTTCCCATACCAGATAACAGGACTGTTGCCATAATACAAGCTGCTGCTATTGCTGGATGTATATTCATTAAGTTATTTTCTCTATATAAACAATATTGATCGTAGACTCAGTAGTTTGACTAATAATTTTATTTCTAGATAAGAAGTCTTGAATAATCTCAGGTTTGATTAACCAGTTTAATCTGGCACAACCTTTTCTAGTTATATCTTGTTTCTCAGTACTACCTTTATCCTCTATCCCAACTACATAATTATTAGAATCAAACGCAGGACTACCGCTATCACCTTCACATAATTCCCCAGTAGTTTTAGTACCATTTAACCCATCTTGATTTAAAGACGCATCAAACTTAACTCTATGAGTCTTAAGGACAAACTGACCTAAATCATATCCTTTTAGAGTGACTACTTCTTTGTCATAAACTCTTGTTATTGCTGCGTAAGCAGTAAAAGAACCTGTATTAATTCTTAAAAGTGCTAAATCATGTCTTGAATCAGTGTTTATTACCGATGCAGGATACCATTTACCATGATACAAGACTGATAGGACTTTAAAGCCTTTTATAACGTGATAGGCAGTGAGTATGACTTGATCCTGTACAAAGAACCCAGTTCCAGCAAAAACCTTATCATGAGCTTCTATTGCAGTCCTAGAGGTATTGTAAGATACATCTGTATTTTTATATTGTGCTAGATCTAATAAGGCAGACAATAAGAAAACTACTAAAGCAGCTATTAAATATTCATTCAAAGCTCATAACCTCTTGACTGTCTCATAATATTTAAGAAATTCATCTTCATTTTTAACTATTTTACTATGTACTCTTATGATTCCACTGATATCTATATGATAATACTTGATTATGCGCATAGGATTGGTGTTTACATCTATAATCTTATCTAACCACCACATACTAAGAATCCTTTTGTTCTGAGTCTTGGTTTTTATCATCTAATAATTTGATTTCAGTATCTAATATTCTTTGTAAGTTACCATATTTATTCGTAGGCATACAATATGGACATACTTCGACCCACGACTCATAACATATTGATCCTTTAGTCTCTATTTTCTTTGTTCCTTGGACTTGGCCAAAATCTTTACACTTCTCACAGATCGTGATGTCTGCCATTGTTTTTTGATTAGGATTCAAAGACATCTGACTTTTCCTGAGATTTTTTAATTTTAGAGGTCGACTAACCTATTGATTTATCTGTACTATAGAGGATAGGGGTGTCTCCATATTCAATCATCAAAGAAGTATCTTTTCCCCTCCCTCCCCTCGGTATCCGGTTGTATAGAAAGGTTTTCTTTTCCTCTGTCTACCTAACTCATTGATTCTTCAGTCTGAGGACTACTCTTAATGAGACAATACAAGATAGATTATAAGGCTGACATACACCTATACATTCTATTTGTTCTGAAGTAAGTAAAGTCTATAATAC